CTGGACGCGCTTAAAGAAGAAACTGACCTGCTTGCGCTGCAGGGCGGCCTGCAGGACAAGCTCAACGGCAAGATCGACAACACACTTGGCAACCTGCAAATTCAGCTGACGCTCAAGGAAAAACTGCGGGAGCTTTCAATTCGGCAGGCTGACGCTGCCCGTGACGGCAACACAATCCTTATGGATGCACTTGCAATGGATGCAGTGCTGTTGCAGCGTGAAGCAGCAATTAAAACCGCACGGCTGGATAGCAAAAACGCCGCAGAGGAAGAACTGCGAATCAAGCTTGCGACTGCCGACGCCGATCAGAAGTTGGCGAACATTCTGTTTAATCGAAAGAAAATCGACGCCGACTTGGAGAACAAGGCTGACAAAACCATGTCGGGCTTACAAGACCAGCTGGCACTTCAACAGGCCAAGCTGGCGGGCAAAGGTGACGAGGTTGCCCTGGAGCAAAAAGCGGTTGCGCTGGCTGCGGAAAACAAGTTTTTGAACGAAGAAGCTGTGTTGTCTGTTCTAAAACAGATTGACGCGGCTAAAGAGCTTGTTTCCGAGCAAGAGCGTATGAAGCAGGTGTTTGCTGATATTGGTATGACTATCAAGAGCGGACTTGTTGATGCGATTAGCGCAGCGGTAGACGGAACCAAATCTCTGGCAGAAGTCGCAAGCAATATGCTCAACAATATTTCTAGAAAACTGCTCGATGTCGCCGTCAACATGGCGCTGTTCGGCGTTCCAATGGGCGTAGGTAAAGGCGGTCTGTTTGGAGGCTTCTTTGCTGATGGCGGCAGACCTCCCGTTGGTAAAGCGTCGATCGTTGGCGAGCGTGGTCCAGAGCTGTTTGTTCCACGCACCTCCGGAACGATTGTTCCTAACGATGCCTTAGGTGGAGGGACTTCCAACATCGTGGTTAATGTGGATGCAACCGGTTCTAATGTCCAAGGCAATGCGGACGACTCCAAGCGTCTAGGCGAAGCCATCGGCGTTGCCATCCGCCAAGAACTAATCAAGCAAAAGCGTCCTGGAGGCCTGCTTTCGTAATGGCTACTTTCCCTTCCATTACTCCACGGTACGGCGCCCAAAAAACCAGCCGTCCCAACACCCGCACGGTGCAGTTTGGCGACGGTTACCAGCAGCGTTTGCTTTACGGCATTCCTTCGCACATGAACCCGAAGGAGTGGAACTTGACCTGGGAAGTATCCGAAACCGACGCGGACACGATCGAGACGTTCCTCAACGCCCGCGCCGAAGATTCCGCCAGCTTCGACTGGACACCTCTCGACGAAACCACTTCATACAAGTGGATTTGCCCGGAGTGGAGTAAGACCATTCCTTACTTAAATCGCGCCACGATCAGCGCCACCTTCCGCCAGGTCTTTGAGCCCTAATGGCAGTCCCCGTCTCTGAGCTTCAAAGTGTCAATCCAAGCAGCATCATCGAGCTGTTTGAGCTGGAACTTGTCGCCAATATCCACGGAAGTTCGTTTACGTATCGTTTCCACGCAGGCACCAACGATCTAAGCCCTGCCGGCGACATCGTCTGGGACAGCAACACTTACAGCCGTCTACCGATTGAAGCTGAGGGATTTGAGTACAACGCCGAAAGCGGCAGTCTGCCCAGGCCAACTATTCGCGTTGCAAACCTACTCGGCAGCATTACTGCAATCCTGCTCAACGTAAATGGGATAACCGCAGGTAACGATTTAACTGGTGCAAAACTGACCCGCGTCCGCACGCTGGTCCGCTATATCGATGGAGTCAACTTTACTGGCGGCACCAACCCTTACGGCACACCGGACACAACCGCAAGACTGCCCGACGAAATTTATTATGTTGCCCGCAAAGTCAGCGAGAACAGAGACGCCGTAACCTTCGAACTTGCCGCTGCGTTTGATTTAGCTGGAGTCCGCAGCCCCAAGCGTCAGTGCAACGCCAATCTGTGCCCCTGGATTTACCAGGGCGCCGAATGCGGATATAGCGGAAGCAGTTATTTCGACGAGAACGACAATGCTGTGGCTGATGCCGCCGACGACAAATGCGGCAAGAGGTTGAGCAGTTGCCAAGCCCGCTTTGGCGCAACGAACGCTCTACCTTTTGGTGCCTTCCCCGGCATTGGCGCATTTAACGGATGAACCCCACCGCTAAGAAGGCAGCACTGGAGCACGCCAAAGCAGAAGATCCGCGTGAAGCCTGCGGCCTGCTGGTGGTCATCAAGGGCCGCAAGCGCTACATCCCTTGTCGCAATTTGGCTGAGGGCAACGAGTTTTTCATCCTCGACCCGGCGGACTATGCCGCTGCTGAGGACAAGGGCGAAGTGGTTGCAGTGGTGCACAGCCACCCGGTCACACCACCGATTCCGAGTGAGGCCGACCGCGTCGCCTGCGAAAAATCCGGCCTGCCTTGGCACATCGTCAATCCAAAAACTGAGCAATGGGGAATCTGCGAACCGGAGGGCTACAAGGCTCCATTGATCGGACGACCTTGGGTGTGGGGCGTCAGTGATTGCTGGACGCTGGTGCGCGACTGGTACGGCGAACAGGGAATCGAGTTACCGGACTGGGACCGGCCGACTACGCCGGAGGAGTTCAATCAAAACCCGATGTTTGACGACTGCTGGCGCGAAGCAGGTTTTTACGAGGTGGATGTTGCGGAAATGCAGGCCGGCGACGCCATGTTGATGGCTATTGATTCCAACAAACTCAACCACGTCGGCGTTTACATCGGGGATCAGCTGGTGCTGCATCACTTGCGGGGCCGCTTGTCCAGTCGTGATTTATTGGGTGAGTGGCTCTTAAAATGCACCGGTAGGGTCTTGCGCTATGGAAAAGGAAATTAGGCTCTACGGTCCACTGGCAAAGTTTGTCGGTCAGCGCAAATTTTTAGCAGAAATCAGCAGCGCAGGCGAAGCAATCAGGATGCTGCTGGCCAATTTCCCCGGACTGGAACGCCACATGGCGGACCACAACTACAAAGTAATTGTCGATAACTACGAAGCCGATTTAGACGAAATCCACTATCCGGCCAGCCAAACCATCAAGATCGTCCCAGTGCTGGGTGGTGCGGGCGGCCCAGTGGGCAAGATTTTTACGGGAGTAGCACTGGTCGCTGCTGCGATCGTCCTCGGACCTGCGGTAGGTGGTTTTATGGGATTAGGCGCAGGCTTGGCTACGGGCGGCGCGGGAATTATCGGTGGTGTTGCCGCTACTGCAATCGGAGCTATCGGTGCATCATTGATTCTGGGTGGCGTCGCGCAACTACTTAGTCCAACACCCCAAATCGGCGGACTGGGTCCCGTAAGCGCAGGTAGAGCAACAACAACTGAGCGAACAGAGCAGGATCCTCAGGAGTCGTACAGCTTTAGCGGCATCCAAAACACGAGCCGCCAAGGAACTGCAGTGCCTGTGGTGTACGGCGAAACTATTGTTGGCTCGGTAGTGATTTCTGCCGGCATCGACGTTGACACGATCTGACATGGCTAACAAAAAGCAGAATCAGATCATCGGCGCTGGTGGCGGCGGGCAACCTTCACAGATTGGACCAGCGATTGTCCAGCAGCAAGCAGCGCCACCTGCTGTTCGGACGCCAACCCGCACAGCGGACAACCTGGCATCCACGGCATACGCCACGCTGCTGGATCTACTTAGCGAAGGCGAAATTGAAGGCTTTCCTTCTGCCCGCGCTTACACCCGCGGCACAGTTAATTACAACTTAGCTTTACTCAAAGACGTCTTTCTCACAGATACGCCAATCTTGCGCTCTGGTGCTGACGTCACCAATCTGCAGGAATCGGATTACAACTTTAAGGGCGTAACCGTAGACGCCCGATACGGCACCAACGCCCAGGATTACATCCCGCGCGCTGGTGAAGTTACTGAGGACGTAGTCAACGTCAACACCGAGATCAAACAGGCAACCCCTGTAACTCGCCAGATCACGGACACAAACGTAGATGCAGTGCGCGTCAGCATTGCAATCCCGCGCTTGGAGCGGGGCACAGCCGAAGGCGATGTCCTCGGCACCAGTGTCAGCCTTGAGATTCAGCTTCAGTACAACGGCGGCGGCTACACCACCGTCAAGAGCGACACGATCAGCGGCCGTACAGCAGACAAGTACGAACGCGACTACGTCGTCGACATCACTGGCGCATTCCCTGTTGATTTGCGCTTGGTGCGCACCTCTGCAGATAGCAGCGACACCAACGTCAACCCCACAATTTTTGTTGCTTATACCGAG